CTAATAATATATTAATTAAGAAAAGAGATTTATTAAAAGTGTATGATAGTCAAAAAGAAGTATTAGATTGGTTTAGTCCTTGGTATGAAAAAATAACTAAAGTAAACTAAAAAGGGGACCATAGTCCCCTTTTTTGTTATCCGAAGATAGTACTATTTACGAAATAAACCCACCAACACCAACAATGCGACTAATCCAGCAAATCCAGATTCGCCGAATGTGTTTATGATTGATGTCAGGTTACCAATAACTTTTACGCCAAAGACTCCACTTCCAAAGAGAACTTCGGAAATAGCTCCTATAGCAACAAAGGATATTAATAGATGAGCTAAATCATCTATCCATCCTTTTACCATTGTTACGACTTCCTTCATTAGTCTTCTCCCGTTAGTTAAACAAAAAAGGGGGTTTCACCCTTACATAAATAATTATAATATATATTTCATTTTCAAAATTTATATATACAGAGTATTTTTTATTACATCAGATATTTATAATTGAGTTATAGTATCTAATATTGGAGTTAAGAATGGCAAACGAATATGAAATTTTTGAAGGCAAAACCTTATCATCACTCTTTAAAGATATTTATAAAAATTCAGAATATAATAGAAAACAATTAGATGTTCTTACTAAAGAGATAGTTGGGTTTATAAAGGATGGGGATACAGCAATTCAAATTGTTCCTATGATAAAAGAATATTTAGAAATTAATGTAAAGAATGATGAAATGCTTGTTAAGATGGCAGGTATAGTCCAGAAGATTATTGCTTCTGAACAAAAAATTGGATCTGAAAATGAATTCGGATTATCAGAAATGGAGAAGGAACAACTTTTAAAAGGAATAGATGAAGTTGTTGTTGATTTACAAAAACGCTCAGATGAAGTAACTTCAGAAGTTAAAGAGAAATTAACATAATGTATAGAAAATATAAAAAAGTTAGAAATGATAGTAACTTTATTTCTCAACGAGATACTAAACAAGCTAACATACGAGATGTTAAAATACAATCTCAAAAGGTAGTAGATTATAATCTTTATGATTTTTATGAGTTAGAGCCAGCAGAGGTAAATCAAGTTCTGTTAGATGAATCTCTTGATAAGTTTCCTAATGATGAAAATGGTGATACTAACTTTCAATATTATGGAGCTATTAAAGCTAGTTATTTAGAAAATAAAAATCCAATAGATAATCCTATTTTTGATAGAGAAGGATATATTTTTCCATTAGATCCAAATAATAGAGATTATCCATTAGTAGGTGAATCTGTAGTTCTTGTAAATCATAGAGATGTTACATATTATTCTAGTAGATTGAATTATTTTAATAATCCAAATTCTAATATAAAATATGGAGTTAGTAGAGATTCGGATTTTACTACTAGTGGATTACTAAAGTTTAAAGAATTTCAACCAACAAATAGAAATAGGCATGTTAGATCAAAAGAAGGTGAAATAGTTTATGAAGGAAGATTTGGTCAATCTATAAAATTTGGTCAAGAGAATAATAAACCTATTATTAAGATTAGAGCGGGACAAAGAGAAGATCAAACACTATCTAAATATGAACCTGTTTATGAAAATATTAATAAAGATAAGAGTTCTATATATTTATCTACAGAAGGTGAATATACAGTAACAAATAAAAATAAAAAATTTTTTGATTATAAAAAGAGTGGAAATCAAATAATATTAAATTCTGATAATTTATGCTTTAATGCAAGAAGTGGTGAAACAGTTATTAATGCTAATAGAAGTATATTACTTCAAGCAGATGAAGTTAAAATAAATGCGGTAAAGGGTGGAACTATAAAGATGGGAGATCCAAGAGCTCCAATGTTGCCAACGGTTAATGGTGAGAAATTAATGGAATTTCAAACTAATATAATTGGAATATTGTCGGGAATCCAATCAATATTTGTTTCAGTAGCATCAGGACTTTTGCCTAAGGTAGCGGTAGATGCTGCAAAGTTAGTTAAGAATATAACGGAAGCAGCGGATACAGTTGCAGGATTAAAGTTTTTAAATTTTGAAGTAATGCAAGCAGATCCAAATTTTAAATTTCCTGAAATTCCTAAAATAGATCCACCAAAGCTTCCACCTAGTTTAGCTGCAGCAAGAGATAAAGCAAGAAAGTTAAAAAAGGAATTGCAAGAAAAGCAGGAAAAGATGCAAGATTTTACAGATAAAAATCTTGATAAGTTAGCTTCAATAGAAGATAAAAAACCTTTTGAGGTAGTATATGCTGAAGCTAAAGCAAAAGGATTAAAACAATTTACCTGGAGAGGTAAAACATATCCAGTTGAATAAATTTAATAAAAGGAGAAAATAGTTATGACTAAAAAAGAGTTAGTAAAAATAATAAATGAAATTGTTAAGAAACAAGTTCAAAAAGAAATTAATAGAGTATTTATTAAAGAAGATAAAAAGTTATCACTTACTGATGCTGTTACATTTACACCTAAAAAAGAAAAAAAAGATATTAAATCTTATTCTAAAAATCCTGTTTTAAATAGAATTTTGAATGAAACAAAAGGTGGAATTCCCCAAGGAGGGCAATCAGCATATCCATCTATGGGTGGTGGAGTATATGATACCAATAATATGCAAGAATTAGTAGCACATAACTTGGGAATAAAACCTGGAGTTGATGATCAAGTGGCTAGAGAAATTGGAGCAGTTCAAACTATGAAGGAAGCTGGAGTCGATCCAAAACAAATGCCAGCAGTAGCTGATGCTATGACAAGAGATTATAGTAGTTTAATGAAAGCAATGGATAAAAAAAAGGAAAATAAATAATGCCAAGTTCGAGAGAAATGGATGAAGATCCTAATATGTATATTGGTTTGAGGTTGCCGGTAGCACCATCTGAAACTATTCCATTTTTCAGTTTAACAACCTCAACATTAGAACAAGCTAAATTTAATATACAAAATTTATTATTGACTTTAAAAGGTGAGAGAGTATCACAACCAGAATTTGGATCTAATCTTAAAAAGATTTTATTTGAACAATACGATGATTCTTTAGAAGATAGAATTAAAGAAGAAATTGGAGAATCCGTATCTAAGTGGCTTCCATATATTAACATATCAAAAGTTGATATATCCCAAGATGTAGCAGTTCCAAATAAAATTTATGTATCTATAACATATGCATTAAATTATAATCCAGAAGAAACGCAAACAACTGATATAGGATTTACAGAAACAGGTGCTTCTGCAGGTGGTGGATATTAATAGGAGAAAGTAATGGCTTACTATACAGAAACTTACTATACAGCAAATAAACCAGATTTAAAAAAGGAAGTTCGTTATCTTAATAAAGATTTTGGAAATTTTAGAAGTGATTTAATAGAATTCGCAAAAACATATTTTCCTAATAATTATAATGATTTTAATGAAGCTTCGCCAGGTATGATGTTTATTGAAATGGCAGCATATGTTGGGGATGTTTTATCGTACTATATAGATAATCAATTTAAAGAATCTTTGTTAGCATTTGCTGAAGAACGAAAAACTTTATTTGCTTTAGCACAAACGTTTGGGTATAAACCAAGATTGAGTTCACCATCACAAGGAGAGTTGGATGTATTTCAATTAGTTCCTGCAGTTGGTGGGTCTGGTGATGTACAACCTGATATGAGATATGCTTTAAATATCAAAGGTGGAGTGGAAGTACAATCAACTACAACTGGTACAATTTATAGAACTTTAGATGATGTAAATTTTAAATTTAGTAGTTCCTATAGTCCTATGAGTATAGATATTTACGAAAAGAGTTCAACTACGAGTTTACCTACTAAATATCTTTTGAAGAAGAAAGTACAGGTAGAAAGTGGAGCAATAACAGAGGACCAGTTTAGTTTTAATGCAGCAACAAAATTTGATAGAATTAAACTATCTAATTCGGATGTTATTAATATTATTTCTGTTACAGATAGTGATAGTAATAAATGGTATGAGGTTGATAGCTTAGCACAAGAAACAGTTTTTCAAGACGTAGAAAATAATTCAGCTAGTGATTCAAGATTAAACCAATATAAAGATGATGCACCTTATCTTTTGAAGTTGGTAAGAACTCCGAGAAGATTTGTAAAATATATTAGAGAAGATGGATTTACAGAAATGAGATTTGGTGCAGGAGTATCAAATAATCCAGATGAGGAGATTATACCTAATCCAGATACAGTAGGTTCAGCTTTGCCAGGTGGTGTGAATAATTTACAGAATTCTTTTGATCCATCAAACTTTTTAAAAACAAGAGCTTATGGTTTAGCACCATCTAATACAACATTGACAGTTAGGTATTCTTATGGTGGTAGTATAAAAGATAATGCACCTCAAGATGATATCAATCAAATTAATTCAGTTAGTTATGCAATAGAAGATGCTACTTTAGATAGTACTCAAGTACAAGCTGCTAAAGATTCGGTAGGTATTAATAATCCTAATCCAACTAAAGGTGGGTTGGGAGCTGAAACTGTAGAAGAAGTAAGAGAGAACACAAAGGCATTTTTCCAAGCGCAAAATAGGGCTATAACGAAAGAAGATTATATAGCTAGGGTTTATGCCTTACCACCTAAATATGGAAATATTTCAAAAGCTTACATTGTCCAAGACGATCAATTAAATGAAACTCCACAAGCAGAAGGAGCAAATTATTTTATTAAAGAAGAAGATATAGGTAAAAAGATATCTGCATTATCAAGTAGAATTCCAAACCCATTAGCTTTAAATTTATATGTGTTAGGATTAGATCAAAATAATTACTTAACTAAATTGAACAGAGCTGTAAAAGAAAATATTAAAACTTACTTTAGGCAATTTAGATCATTAACAGATGCAATTAATATTAAAGATGCTTGGGTTATTAATATTGGAGTAAAATTTGCTATTCTAACGAAATCAAGTTATAACAAAAATGAGGTAGTGTTGAGATGTGTAGATAAGATAAAAACATTTTTTGATGTGGATAAATGGCAATTAAATCAACCAATTATATTGAGTGATATAGCATACCAGCTTTCTTTAGTAGAAGGAGTTGCTTCAGTTATTCCTCCCGCGGATGATAATCCAAATAAATTGCCAGTATTAATAACAAATAAATTTAAAAGGTCAGAAGGGTATTCTGGAAATCTTTATGATGTAGAAGATGCTACCGTAGATGGAATAGTTTACCCATCATTAGATCCTGCTGTATTTGAAGTTAAATATCCAAATGTGGATATTCAAGGTAGAGTAGTGGGAACTAACGTAGGTATGACAACGTATTAGGAGAGTTAAATGCATTTTTTCGAATTCGCACAAAAAGACGCTACATTATATGAGGGTGAAGCAACGCAAAGTGTAAATACTGGATTAGATGAGATATTAGAAATACAAAAGAAAATGAATGATTCTGGAACTCAGATAAATGTTTCTAGAATTTTAATTCAATTTGATATAGCAAATATATCTTCATCTATTGTAGCAGGAACAGTTCCATCTAATGCAGAGTTTTTCTTAAATATGTATGATGCTGCATCTGTAGAATTAAATACTAGCCAATCACTATATGCTTATCCAACAAGTCAAAGTTGGGATCAAGGAGTAGGAAAACTTTCTGATATGCCTCGTACTACTGAAGGTGTAAGTTGGAGATATAGAGATGGTGAAACAGCTGGAACACAATGGATAAGCGGTTCGAATAGTACAGGAGGTGCTTGGCATAGCGGTAGTGGAAACGAAGCATCACAATCGTTTGATCATGAAACAACTGATATGAGAATGAATGTTACAGATATTATGAAGAAGTGGTTAAGTGGGTCAATTCCTAATTTTGGTTTTATGGTTAAAAGGACTGGTAGTATTGGTAATACTTCTTCTTCTTTGGATGAGGCTAGTTCAGGATCTCTTGGTCATTTTGCATTCTTTTCAAGAGACACACATACAATTTTTCCACCAAAATTAGAAGTAGAATGGGATGATTCAAGTTGGAATACGGGATCTTTAAGCGCACTTTCTGCTGATAATATTGATAACTTAACACTTTATATGAAAAATTTAAGAGATGAGTATAAGGATAATAGTTTAGTAAAATTAAGGATTGTAGGAAGAGAAAGGTTTCCTGCTAAAAGTTATTCAACATCATCTCAAAATCTTTCAGTAAAATATCTGCCTAGTGGAAGTCAGTATTCAATTAGAGATGCTTTTACAGAAGATGAGTTAGTTGGATTTGGTACGGGTTCTTATTTAAGCTGTGATGGTAATGGAAATTATTTTAGATTGGATATGAATGCGTTTCAACCTGAAAGACATTATAGAGTTTTATATAGAGTTGTTAGTGGAAGTGGAGCAACAAGAACTGATCAGTTTGTAGATAAAGATTTTATTTTTAAAATAAGTAGGTAGTAAAATGCCATATACACAAGATGAATTACAAAATTATGCTTTTTATCAGCAACTTCGTAATCAAGATATTGAAAAGTATTATGATAAAATAAGAAATTTAGTCAATGAAGCTGCTGTTTCAAGATCTGCAGTAGAACCACATAGAAATTCTGCAGGTGCATTTCTTTCATTTGAAGAAGAAGTAAATGAAAGTAGAATAGGTTTGAGTAGAGAAACACCAAGTGAATATTTACCAATTGATCAAAATAGTCCCCAATATAGACAAGATATTAGTTTAGAAAAAATTATAGCTAGAGGTATAGCTAGTTTAAAAGAACCTGCAAAAAAATTAGGAACTGTTCCATTAGATCCACAAATAGAAGGAGGACCTTCAACAATTAGATTAAAAAATGGAATGGTAATTAGTGATAAAGATTTAACAGAAATTTATTATTTACAAAATAATAAAAAGAGAAGTTTTGTAAACAATGATATTTTTCGTTCATATGAAGATGTATTTTATCCAGGAGGAATGGGGTTAACTTTTATAATTAAGATTGAATTAACATCTTTGAATGCTATTAAAAATGGTAATAATTTACCGTTTTATTTTTCTAGTATAGGAATACCTGATCCTATAAATGAAACACCATCTACAGATACAGATGATTATGATCCTGATACTGATTATGATGATAGTGGTGATGAATGGCCATTTAACGATCCACAATGGGATCCCCCAGCAAACCCAGCTCCAGGAGATGTATATGAATTTGACAGTGTTAATTATTATTGGAATCCAACCCAAGGTAGTTGGGTAGCGGGGACTTAAAAATGCCATTAGAAAATAGAACAAGATTTGATCCAAAAGATTTAGAATTAATTAAGCACGGTCCAGAAAGAGTTATTGGTTCAGTAGCTGCTTATAATTCACCACCGTTTGGAGATAGTGATCGTGATTTTGTAGAACTAAATATTTATGATTTAAATGACAATTATATACAAACAGTTATTTTAAGTTCTGAAGATTGGGTTATTCAAAATGAAGATATAAAAGTAAGACCAGGAGAAGATTTGAGAAAACTTGGTTTCCAGAGTGGAGAATATAAAGTAGAATATAATTTTTTTAGAGAAATGGGTGGTTCTGAGAATAGTGTTTTAATAGATGAGGATTCTAGAATTTATAATGGAGATTTTGAATTTAACTCACAAGGTAAGTTAATTGCAGCAGATGGATCAAATAAGAAATTAGAATTAATAGATAATAAATATTTTATACACGACATATCACCTGATAGAACTGAAGTTAGGTTAGCGCCACATAAAATCCAAAACTCTAAATATAAAAGTGAATTTGAACAATTACAATCTGATTACTCTTTTATTACTTCAGATTCAGTTAGAGTAGCTGAAGGGTTTGATTCTTTAAGGTTTATACATACCGCAGTTAGTGGTTCAGAAACAGGGTCATTTACTAATCCAGAAGATTCAGTTAATATTAGTTTAGCATTGGCTCCAGGCGATGTTGGTTTTACTCCTGAGATGGCGGGATCTGATCTTTTAATTGAAGATGTTTTTTATTTTGGAGATGAAGCAGACACTTTTATTGAATTTGGAGTAGATAGGTTTGCGACAAATGTGCATAAACCACGATTAAATGATGACACAAGAATTACTCTTCCGAAATTCAATGAAGCCCAT